GATGCCTCCTAACTATTACTAACAGTTGTTAGTATAGCGTCGCCCTCCTTTCCGTCAATGTGTCGGCTCGTTGAGCCTGCCTGCCACGACCTCCAGCGCCCGTTGCCAGCGCCGCCAAGCCGTCGTCCGGTCGCAGGCGAAGCGCAGCGTGATCTCGCGCCAGCCGTAGCCTTTGGCCCGCATCCACACGAGGTGGCGCTGCTCGACCTCCAGCCACTGCACCCAGCGCATCGTCTCCAGCATGCGGTCGATGGCCTGGGGGCTGGGCGGGAAAGGCCGGTAGACCTTCTCGTCCGCAGCGAAGGCTTCCCACTCGCGGCGCACGATGGCGGGCCACGTGTTGATGTAGCCCTGCACGCGGATGGGCGGCAGGCGCCGTCCCGTGTTGGCCGCATCCTCGAAGCGGGCCGCCACGTCTTCCTTGGTCCAGTCAGCCACGGCGCTTGCCTCCCTCGCCGTATAGCCGCTCACCAATGCGGCGTACCAGCTCACGTTCGAGGAAGTCCAGACGCTCGTCGGATTCGTTGACCACGAGAATCCGCTGCTCCCGCCAGCCCTGCCGCTTGAAGGCTTCGAGGTCGGTGACCTCGGGCTGTGTACGGGCCAGTGCGGACCGGTAGGTCGGTGTGGGAATCTTCATCTCACGCCTCCTGGGTCTCGGCCGCCCAGTACAGGATCGCCAGGGCATCGGCTTCGTTGTCGTCGGTCGGCTCATGGCCGCGCTTGCGGACGGACGCGATGATCTCGTCTTTGCTGGCGTTGCCCTTGCCGGTCGCATGCTTCTTGATGGTGCCGACTGGAACACCCACGTAGGGGATGTTGTGGTGCTCGCACCAGGCGCTCAGGTGTCCGAGCAGACCGCCGTAGATATGCGCGGCGTCCACTCCAGCGTGCCGGCGCACCTCCTCGAAATACACCACGTTGATATCGCTGCAGGAGAGCTTCAGCTCGTTGAGCCAGCGCTTGAAGCGCAGGAAGCGCATGCCGCCACCTTCAAACCGCTTCGGCTTGAAATCCTGCGTGCCGCTGGTGATGCTGCCGTCCAGGTACTGCAATGCCCAGCCGGTCTTGGTGCCCAGGTCAAGGGCCAGAATCGTCGTGTTCATGTGTTGGCAATCGTCATGTCCGGTCGTTGTGACCGAACGTGACCCACGTCCGGATTAACTTCTACGCGTGCGTGCGCGCACGTAAAGAGAACAATCCTCATGACGGTCACGTTCGGTCACACCGGTGTGTTCAGTCGTCCCGATACGGCAGGCGACCGCCGTAGTCCTTGGCCTTGAGCGAGAGGCCGGCGAGGCCCTTGACGCCGTAGTTGAGCCGCGTGCGCTCGAAGCCGCGGTTGGCGAGTTGCTGCGCCAGCCACCGGCTGGTCCCCACGTACTCGCCGCGCCGGCCCGCCCACTCCTGCCAGCGCAGGAACACGTCGGCCACGGCGACGCGCGCCTGGGCGTGGCACTGCGCCTCCTCATCGAGGAAGTCGCCGATGGCGTCCTCCTCGTCGAAGTACTCTTCCGTGGCCGACCGCACGCAGGCGGGCGGATCCAGGCGCTGGCGCTGCCAGGCGAGGCATCCCTCGATGGCCCACGCCAGGATCCCGTCGCGCTCCTTGAGCAGCTTCTCCGTGAGCCGGCCGTCGCGGCGCTCGGGCGGCACCGTCACCGTGAACGGGATCAGGTGCAGCCGTCGCTTCATGGCCTCGTCCACGTTGCGGATCGCGGGCTTGTGGTTGCCGGCGATCAGCAGCTTGAACTGCGGCAGGTAGTCGAAGAAGTCCTGGCGCATGAAGCGCGCGGACACCTTGTCGCCGCCGGTGATGGCCTTGACCTTCGACTCGTTCCAGCGACGGCCCTGCTCGGTCTCGATAGACGACACCAGCCGCGAGCCGCGCAGCCCGGCCAGCTCGGTCGGGTGACGGTCGCCGCGCGCCTCCATGAAGGTGTCCATCGGCGCGTTGGCTGCGTAGTCGCCCAGGATCGTGGCCAACACGTTCACGAAGACCGACTTGCCGTTGGCGCCGGTGCCGTACAGGAAAAACAGCGCATGCTCGCTGGTCACCCCCGTCAGGCAGTAGCCGACCACCCGCTGCAGGTAGGCCGCCAGGTCCGTGTTGCCGCCGGTGATGTCGGAGATGAACGCCAGCCACGCCGGACAACCCTCGCCGTTGCGCCCGCGCGGCGTCGCCGTCGTCACCTTCGTCATGCGGTCCTCACGCCGATGGGGGCGCAGCTGTCCTGTGCGCAGGTCGACCACGCCGCCTGGGGTGTTGAGCGCCCAGACGTCGGCATCCCACTCGTCGGCGGTAGCCGCGTGCTTGGGATCCGAGCGGGCGATCTTCTCGACCGATGCAATGGTCGACGAGCTCGCCAGCTTGGACTTCTGGCGTGCGGTTTCCGTCTTGAGCGAGGCCGCCCGGCAGATGCCGCGCGCCAGGTGGGTGACGTAGAGCAGCTGGTCGGGATTCCAGCGCACGCCGGTCCACACCAGCCACTTGCCCCACAGCGAGCAGTACCGCCAGTCGTCGCCGTAGCGGCGCGTGAAGGCCGTGGCCAGCCCGTCCTCGGTCTCCCAGTCGACGTCATCCAGCAGGTCCGCCGGCAGGGATGCGTCCGTCACCAGCGTCATGGGTACCCGCGCGCCGACGGCCAGGTAGCCGCTCACGTCGAACCCTTCGGCGAGGGCGTCAGCTGCGTCCCAGCCCTCCGGCTTGTCTTCGGGCGGCAGCAAGACGGCCACCGACACCGCGCCCGCCTGCAGGATGGCCTGCGATGCGTGGCCGGCATACTCCCAGCCCGGCTTGTCCCGGTCGGGCCAGATCAGCACGGTCTTGCCCGCCAGCGGCGACCAATCGGTCTTTTCGACCGGCGCGTTCGCGCCATGCATGGCCGTGGTGGCGACAATGCCGGCGTCGATCAGGGCCTGGGCGCATTTCTCGCCTTCGACCAGCACGACATGGTCGGCTTGCGCCAGCGCCGGCTGGTTGTAGAGCGGACGCGGCTCGGGCGGTGCCAGCTTGCGCCGCTTGGCGTCCCAGGGCCGGAACGCCTTGCCTCGTCCAGGCGGGTCGTAACGGTACACCACGCCGATCAGCTTGCCGGTGGCGTCCAGATAGTCCCACTTGGCCGTGGCGGGGCCCAGGTCGTCCGTGGGTGGGTCCTTGCGCTTGCGCCGTACCGGCTGCGCGCGGGCCTGCCCGAGCAGTTGCAAGGCGTGTTCGAGCACCCGCGAGAAGTCGGTGGACACACGCAGGCCCGCCCAGGCGGCAATGAGATCGAAGATGTCGCCGCCGTCGCCGGTCGCGCGGTCCGTCCACAAGCCCGCCTTGTCGCCGTCGAGCACCACCTCCAGGCTGTCGCCGGGGCTGCCGAGGATGTCGCCGATCACGAACGTGCCGCGTCGCTTCTTGCCGGCCGGAAACAGCACGCTCAGCACGAATTCCAGGCGGGCGAGCAGCGCTGCGCGGATCTCGTCGCGCTGGGCGTCCAGTTGGCCGGTCACCAGCGGGATCTCGTTGAAGTCGATCATTGCACGCCCTCCCCCGGCATACCGGCGGCAGGGTCTGTCTCGCGCGGCTGCAGCGCGGCGTTCGCCAGCCAGGCCGTGAGCTCGGACAGGCGGTAGCGCACCAGAGCCCCCAGCAGGTAGTGCGGGATCCGGTAGCGCGCGCGCATGGTGTGGTCGGCGAACCAGTAGTACGGCAGCCGCAATGCGGCCGCGGCCTCCTTGGCGTCGATCATCGGCTCGCCCGTGTCAGCCGGACGCGCTTGATTGGCGTGGCTCATGCGTGCGCCCTCCAGCAACGGTCCTGCCACGCGCACATCCGGCATTCGAAGTGGGTCGGGTCGCTGAACGCGCGTGGCAGCAGTTCGCCCGCGTCGGTCGCGCAGATCACCTTCACCGCGCGATCGGACATGCGCTGGGCCAGCGCCGCATCAAACGGCACGAACTCGGCGTAGAGCTCCATCGTGTCGGCGTTGAGCGCCGTGAAGAGCGCCGGGTGCTCGTGCAGCTCGAGATACGCCTGGTACAGCGCGACCTGGGCGGCATAGACCGGCTTGGCCACGGCGAGCTTGTGCTTCTGCAGGTCACGCCAGGACTTGTTGCCGAGGCACTTGTTCTCCCACAGCATCGGGTAGCCGAAGCCCTCGGGGCCCGCGACGATGACGCCGTCGATGTGCCCCTTCAGGCGGCCGTCAGCGGCCGCGAAGCCAAATTGGTCGCCGTTGGGCTTGCGCGTGCGCAGGTCGAACCCCGCGCCACGCAGCCAGTCGACCATGCAGTCCTCGATCACGTGGCCGCGCTCGAAGATGCGCAGCATCCGGCCGCCATGCTCGCGGCCGTAGTCGACCGGCGCCTGGGCGAACTCGTACTGCAGCGCACGCTCGCAGGCCACGCCTAGGCGCGAGGCGCCCAGGTACTGACGTACCGGCTCGCCCGCACGGGCACGCTGCAGGCCGATGTCGACCAGCGAGGCCACCCGCCCGGAGAGGCTCGCCGAGGAATTGAAGTCCAGCATCACGCGGCCCCCTCGGTGGTCTCCCACGGCAGCTCTTCGAGCTCGGCGAACGGATCCCGCGCCGTGGCCTTGGCAGCCGCGCTGCCGCGCACCGGCGGCATGCGGGTTGTCTCGTGGTGCTCGACCATCGCTTCGGTGTAGCGGGTCACGATGGCGTCGATGACGCGCAGCGCCTCGGCTTCGCTGTAGGCCGTCAGCGGCTTGGTGAAGCCGATCTCTTCGGCCACTCGGCCGAATGCCTTCAGGCACGTGCGCATGGCCGTGCGTTCGATGTCGGATGCGTCAAGCATGCTGCCCTCCCTGTGCTGCCCCTCCATGGCTCGACGCCAGTTGCCGTACAGCGCGTGAAACGCGTCCTGGCAGCGGCGCGAGCAAAACACCCAATCCGGAACAAAGCGCCGGGGATCGCCGACCCCATGACGGGTGTCGGCGTGCGTGAATCCCCGGGCCTGCCGTTTGCAGACCCAGCATTTCATTCCTCCCTCACTGGGCCCAGGCGGGCTTGGCGGTCACGGGCGCGCGCTGCGCGGTGGGCGCGGCACGGGACGGCACAGGCTGCGCGGGTGCGCCGGACGTGCCCCCACCGGGGTTGGCCTTGGGCGGCGCGCCCTTGAGCCGGGCGTATTCCGGGTGGTCGGGCTCGATGGCGAGCCGGATCACGTTGCGGTCCTCGCCCTTGGGATCCTTTTCGATGTCGACGCGGACGATGAACTCCAGCCCGTCGAGCTCGTGGAAACCCTGGATACGGCGCGCGGCGGCGGCCTGCGGTGAGTTGTCCTGCGGGTGGACATTGCGGGCGCTGTTGAGCGCCGCACGCACGAAGCTGCGCCCCATCTGGCCCCAGGTCGCGCCCTTGGGCGAGTGCAGGCCGATGTTGCTCCACAGCTTGCGCTTGGCATGCTCGCCACCGGTCACGACGAATTCGGCGGCCAGGTAGACCGAACCGGTCTCGAACGACTCGCTCGCGTAGCCGCCCACCCAGCCCTGGGAGGGGTCGTCATAGCCGCCCGGCTTGAGGATCATGCGCACCGGCACCAGCGTGCCTTTCGGGATCAGGTCGAAACCTTGCTGCTGGTCAGCGTCGTTGAAGTCTTGCCAAGCGTTGGTGGTCATTGCGGTATTCATTCGATGTGCGCTGCGTGTTCGGTGGTGTTCGGGGTTGCGTTCAGGTGGGTGGCCGGGTGGCCGGCGCCCGCGCACTTGGCGATCAGCGCGCCCAGGTGCGGCGGCTCCAGCAGGTCGAGCCGGCCGCTGCGATCCTTGGCGGGAAAGCCGAACGGATTGACGGTCTGGGTGACGAAGGCGCGGTAGCTGCTGCCGTCCTCGGCCTTGATCTCGGCGAGCGTCACGACCTCGTCCACGATGCCGGGCAGCTCCAGGCCGGTCTTGCTGCCCTCGATCTGGGGCACGAAGACCTTGCGGTTGAAGTCGTCGAGCCGCTCGTCGAGGATCGCCACGAAGACGACGTTCTTGCCGCGGGCGTGCTGCAGGTGCGTGAGCGCGCCGACCATTTCCTGGCCGAGCAGGCCGTAGGCCGCGCGCACGTCGGGCTTGCCCGAGCGGTCGCTGGTGGCCCCCGGCTGCGTCTTGCACCACGCGAAGCATTGGCGCGACAGTTGCGTGATCGAGTCGACGAAGAAGGTCTGGTAGCGCTCGAGCTGCGCAGGATCGCCGTACTTCTCGATCACGTGGTCGTAGTGCGCCTGCGAGAACGCGCTCTGCGGCGGCAGCGACTGGTCGGGGCCTGCGAGGAACGCGAAGAAGTCTCGGGTCTCCGGCCAGGAGGCAGGACGAATGGTGTCGCCCGGCCAGTCGGCCACCGACAGGTCACCGGCTTCCACGTCAATGAACAGCGTGGTGGCCGGATCGAGGTCCTTCAGGCGCGTGGTCTTGCCGATGCCGCTCTTGCCGAGCAGCAGCAGCTTCACGCCACGGCGCTCGGCCATGCGCGCTTGGGCGCTGACGATGGGGAGCCGGCTCATGCTGCCACCTCATCCAGGGTCAGCGTGAACGAAGGCTTGCCCGGTTCCGCCGTGCGCGCGTCGGCGAACTGCTGGCGCAGTGCGGGCGGCCAGTTGTTGTAGCGCGACTCCGGCACCGTCAGCTTGATGTCGAGGTAAGCCTCGGGCTGCTCGCCGGCCGCAACGATACGCTCGGCGATTTCGGTCAGCTGCTTCTGGCTCCAGCTGACCTTCTTGGGCAGCTCGAACTTGATCCGCAGCGGACCATCGGCAATGTGGACAGTGCCGAAGTCGCGCTCGGATGCGCGCAGCGCCTCGCGGGCCTGATCGCCGTAGCACAGCTCCAGCGCGGCATCGAGCTTGGCGCGGGCGGTCTTGAGCCACGCGATGGCCGCATCGAGGTGGGCGTCGAGCTCGTGCTTGCGCTTGGGCGAGAGCTTGGCCAGGTCGGCCACGGACATCCCGGCGATGTCAGCCGGCAGCAGGGTCAGATTGGTCATGGCGGCCTCCTCAGTGATACGCGCGAACCGACGTCGAATTGCGCGAGACGCGCCGCTCGAAGGCTTCGATTTCGGAGATCAGGTAGGTGACGCGGGAGCCGAGCTTGCAGAAGACGGGGCCAAGCTGGTCCTGGCGCCAGCGCTGCAGCGTCTTGACCGACAGCCCCCAGCGCTTGGCAAGCTCGGTCTCATCCAGCGCGGCACGCACAGGGGCCGGTGCCTCATGCCGGCGGGTGTGGCGACCCAATTGAACAGGTGAGGAAAGAATTGCCATGAAGAAAGTCCTCTTGTTGAAAGAGGCTCTATTTCATTGCCCGACGCCTTGGGCTTGGGCGAGCAAATCTTGGGCTTTGACGAGTTCCCAGGTTGGCCGCGCGGAGAGCACGCAAGCCGCAAAGCCTTGCCCCATATAGAACTCGGCTTGCGTTTCGCTTATTTCGATTTCGTTTGTTTCGAATAGAATCGGGCCCCTTCCCGAACTTGCCGATACGCGCGCCCCAATGAACATCTCCTCCGTCACCAGAGTGCTGCCCTCCGAAGAAGACGTGGCGCTGGCCCGGGAAGCTCGCCGCACGCTGGCGGCGGTGTTCGAAGCCGGCGCCGCTGTCCGCCAGGTGGACTTCCGCGACGGCAGCGGGCGCGTGCGGAGCGTGCAGATGCCGGCGGCAGCCCTGCAGCTGCTGCAGGACGTGCTGGACCAGATCGAAAAGGGCTGCGCGGTGTCCGTCGTGCCGGTGCATGCGGAACTCACCACCCAGGAGGCCGCTCAGATGCTCGGAGTGTCCCGCCCATTTTTTGTGCAGATGCTGGAGAAAGGCGACATCCCGTTCCACAAGATCGGCACGCATCGCCGTGTGCGTTACCGGGATGTCATCGACTACAAGAAGCGCCTGGACGCGCAGCGCCGCGAGGCGCTGGAGACATTGGCCGAGCAGGCTCAGGCGCTCGATATGGGGTACTGACGCCGGCACTGCCGGATGCCACACCAAAAACAAGAACGGGGAGCAACACATGGCCAGGAAGCTCCTGACCAACGCGAGCAATCTGCTCGATCTCATTGAACGCGCGCCGGTTGCAGTGCTGCGGGTGTTCAGCGGCCTGCCCGAGTGCGAGGCACTGAGCCGCGGATTCGACTGGTCGCAAGACGAATCCACCCTGGCGGGCGCGCTGCTGGAGCACATCCGGCACCTGCGCCGCGAGCAGCGCGAGCCCGCCGAGCGGGAGGCATTGCGCATCGTGCGTCTCGCATCGTCGCGGGGCTCAGCCATCCTCACCAGCGTGGCAGACCAGCTGAACGACGCCGATCTGTTCGCCACCTTCCTGTCGCAGCCCGGTGGCGAATTCGGGCGCGCGGTCTGGATGCGCGCGCATTCCGACGCGACCGCACGTCTGTTCGAGATCGCCGAATCGATCTTGAACACCGCTGACATTCGGGGCAACAAGCGGCTCTACGACGCCTTCGATGTGCCGTGCGACGATCCGCCGCTCTTCCTGTGGAGCGACAAAGTGAAGCGGGAACTGGAAGCGGAACTCACTCGGGCGATGCGGCTGGCCGAGCCATGCGAGGTCGTGCACGTCGCGCTGGCGGATGAGCAGGACGATGGCGAGGCATCGGTTGCGCACTGCCTGGTGGTGCGCTTCGCTGGCGAGCAGGTCACCGCGGTGCAGGTCGTCAACCGGAACCGCCGCAGCTTCTGCTACTTCCCGGCCCGCGACGCCACGCTGCTCTACGCGCCCGGCCGCAAGGTCGTCGAGGTGTACGCGCACACGCTGTCCACCCGGGCACCGCTGGCCAACGTGCTGTCCGCGCATGGGTTCAAGGTGCCGCTGTCCAGCCGGCCGCTCAACCGCTCGCGCTACGACCTGTCCCGGTTTGCCCAGCCCTTGCGCGGGGCGAAGCCGCGCCTGGATGGCGCCAAGGTCGAGCGCCTGTATCTGGCCGAAGCGCGCGCACTGCTCGGTCACGCCAGCGATGCAGTGACCGTGCACCTCGACAGCGGTGCGGAACTGCACGACGTGATGAGCGAGCTGTGGGGCAACCACCCCTTCTCGCAGCCGGCAGCCATCCTGGGCGTCACCCTGGTGGCGGACCTGGTGTTCGCGGGGGAAACCACGGAAACGCCGCTGTCCATTGTGCTGGCCGAGCCGGGGCGCTGCAGCCTGCAAAGCGAGCGCGACCTGCGTCTGCGGCTCGCCGGCACGCAGTTGCTGGAAGCGCTGGGGGTGTTAAAGCCGCTCAACCCCGGATCCGGCATGGAGGACCCAGACCTGGTCGGCCAGGTTGCCCGATTGCTGGAGTGCGCCACCAGTCCGATGGACGGCTTTGCGCTTGCCCGGTTGGGCATCGACATCGAGCGCTTCGAGGACGAGGGTATCCTCACCGAAGGCGACCGGATCACGCAGAAGGTGGTCGAGCTGGCCGATGGCATGCGCAGTGCGGTGCCGCTTGAGCGCTGCGCTGATGCGAATTTCGTGCGCTATCGCGATCCCCTGACCGGGGACGACGTGATGCTGCCCGCCAAGCATGCGCGGCGCTGGAAGGTGCATCTGAACTGGCTGCGCGAGGAAATCATCACCGCGCTCGGCAGCACGCTGCAGGGTGTGCGGGGCCGGCACCTCGACGACGAGCCGGTGTTCCTCGGCGAACTCGACGTCGATGGCTCGCCCGTCGCGCTGTATTTCGCCGCCCGCATGGCCAGCGAGCGCCAGTACGCCCGGGTCGATGCGGCCCTGCGGCTGCGCCCGCGCGCCGTGCCCGGCATTGTGCTGACCACGTCGGCAGCACCGTTTCCGTTTGCGGGCACGAATGTGGTGGTGCCGATCCAAGACATCCTTTCACCCGCCCATTCGGGCACGGCCGTCGATCTCGCGCGCTTGAAGGTGATGTACCGGCACGGTCACCAGGCAGCCATGGGCGGCACTGCCATCAGCCTCAAGGTCTCGGCGGACGGATATGCGGCCCTGCTATCCGTGCCCGGCCGCGCACCCTGGCGCGTCACGGGCAAGGCCAAGATCGCCGTGCTGCAGCGTCTGGTGGACGCCTACGCCGCCGGGACGCCGCACGTGAACACCAAGAAGCTGATGGAGGACACCGGTTGCGCGACGCCCGCGAACCTGTTCTCCAAAGCCTCGCCGTGGCGAGACTATCTGGTGAAGGTCAAGGGCGCACACGCGTGGCAGTTGAGCCTGCCGAGTGTGGAAGATCCGGTGGAGGACGAGATCACGGAAGTGGAAGCACTACCCGGCTGAGATGGCAGGCTGCTGGCGCCGACATGATCGAAGCTCGGATGCTGTAGCAAACGGGAATTGCGTTTAGGACTACGCCCGCACGCGAACACGAATCTGCTGGTAAAGCCGAATATCCTGCTCGTGACTAATTTCGACGACCACCGCGAAGCGTTGGTTCTGTACTAAGTCGCGAGCCCATCCGCTTTCGCTACGTACCACCAGATAGTAGTGATCTCCATAGGTCGATACATCACGCTGGAAAGTCACTGAGGCGCACTGAAGCGTTGCTTTCTCACGAGCTTGTGGACCGGGCTCAAGCTTGCAAGCATAGCGAGGCGCCATTTCCGGCACGGCACCTTCGGTCGCCACATTCCGCCGCCGGTAGTGCTCAAACACCTCCTCAGCAAGGCAACCGCGGATTAGGCGAAAACTCACCCCGATGCCCATATAGTCTGTACGCGTATGCCTTACTGGTGGGTCAAAAGCTAGGCTCACCTTGATCGTTCGTCGTCCAGGCGTCTGTTGGAAATCGACTGGGATCGGTACTTCGTAAACTGCGAAATGATCAATTGCAAGCTCATCTTCAGCGTAGAGAACAACCCGAGCATCATCGGAATACGCGGCACGTTCCAGGTCAATCAGACCACGACCACACACCCGATTAACGGCGCCTTCTCCCAGCAACCCCAGCCGAGCGGAGGCTTCGGTCGGCACGGTAGCTGCTCCTACCAAAAGTGCTCGCACGAGATTAGCTGAGGCATTCGGCATAAGCGCAAGAATTTGGCTTGCCTTGAATGCGACCTTGGGAGCCGCGTAGGAGGTCCCCGAGCGGGAAGTAAATACCTGCTCAACCGGCCGATGGTGGAGCGAAACGACACCTGCGCTGGGAAGGTCCTCTCCGGTGCGCAGACGCGCTGTAACGGCGTCAAACACCATCGTACCCCCGAAGTCCACGAAGTCCGGCTTGACTGCCCCGTCAATCCCGGGCCCCACCCGCGTGAACGGAGCAGGCTCCAGCGCCTCGGTTATGGAGCGCACGCGAACGTCATCCGCTAGCTCCGGCGCAATACCAGTCCCATGCGATAGCGCGCCCACAGTCACTACATTCATTGCGCCCGCAGGCTCAAAGAAACGATTAGAAGCTTCAAGAAGATAATCCGGATATTCGGTTACTGCCTGCTCGACACGATTACCGCCACGAGGATGACGATTGCCTGCCGAAACGACGATCACCACATCGAGTTCCCGAGCCAATTCGTCCAATGTGGCCGCCCATGGCCCTACCTTTCCACCATCGTACGACAGCTTTCGGTCTGCCAACGCGATTACGAAGATTCGGCACCCGAAGCGCTGATGCAGCGTCGTAATCGCTTCACGCATCTGCGCTGGCACCAACCGACGATTGTCGAAGTCGCCCTGGTCGTTGACTACCTTGGCAGAACACAAGCGAGCCCCGCGATTTAACGTGCCCGCTGCGAGCTGTCCCCTAATATCGCCAAAAACCGCAATGCCGCCAACGCGAGTTCCATGGCCCCATACATCCGCAGTACCGAGAGTCTCAGGTACCCCGATTGCTCCGACCAGGATGTCGTCGATGAGCGGGTGATCATTGACGCCGCTATCGATGACACCGATCAGGGGCGCAGTGGCGTCAAGCTCGTTCAGAGTGGGAACTCCGTCAAGGTCGAGCGCCAGGGCCTCCGCAGTGCCCATGTCGGGCTGTGGTGGGAGGTCAATGCTCGCGACCACGTCGATGCCCAGCAATGTCCGGACGACCGAACCATCGACGCTCATCCTCAACATCGAGATCGACGGGCCGATGTAGCGGTCAAATACTTCGCTTCCACGAGCGACGATGTGCGCGCCAATCTCGTCCAATTTTCGCTCGCGCAGATCGCGTCGGCCGAGATCCCACAACTCGAGGTCAAGCGTATACCGCTGACCTGCAATGAAATCCGCTTCGTCCTCGAACCCCTCTTCCCGCAACTTTGCTCCGATCCGGTCGCGAGGCTCCACGCCCCCGATAGATTCGATATTGGCAACAAACGCTGCATAAGCAGGATTATTCTGCCCTGCTGGTGTGCCAAGCGCGTAGGCGTTCAGCCGCTGCCGGAAATCACACAATTCGTCGTTGTCGGCGAAAAGAACAAGAGAACGATCCGCATCAGAAGAAAGAACCGTGAGTCCGAGTCCCTCCCAAGTGTCTTCCTGTAGTGCCCCCACCATTTGGACGCGCAAAATCAGAGCCGGATCGACGAACTCTGGTCGACGTCGAGCACGCTGTGTAGCAATCGTGGCCTGGAGTTCGGTCGACAGACGCGCGCTGTGGGTACCTGGGTCGCGTAACGGAGGAGGGCCGCCGCCGCCATGTCTTCTGCGCTCGAGTTGCTCTGGTAGGCGAATCAGGCGCAGGTGTTCGTAGCGGGGCATGTGTGCGAATACTGTTATGTGGTTTCGTTCATTCGCTCACGCCCAGCTTTGCGGCGATGCTCATCGTCGAGCGCCCCCCTGAAATCACGCTCGCTCACCGTCTTCCTACGGTCGATGATGCTAGCTTTGATCGATTGCACGCACACCCGTTCGATCTCGGCATATGAGAAGCCTGAAAGTTTGGGGCTGAATGACAGGGGATCGAACGTAGTCTCGACGTTCTTGAATTTCATGCGTAGGAAGTGCCGGATCATCCGGGCATCCGGCCGATCGAACCAGACCACCTCGTCAAAACGCCGCCAGATTGCCGAATCCAGCGCTTGACCGAGATTTGTCGCGGCAACAAGGAATCCCTTCGGCTCAATCCTGTCGATGAAGATGAGCAGACTGTTGACGACTCGACGCAGTTCGTTGTGCTCGGACGTATCTGCACGCGACCGCGCGAGGGCATCGAACTCGTCAAGAAACAACACGCAAGGATGCTTGCGTGCAAAGTCGAAAATCTTGCGGACGTTTGATGCCGTCTCACCCAAATAAGAAGAGATCAGCCGGTCAAGCTTGACGATATAGAGAGGCAGTCCTAGTTCGCCCGCAAATATCTCGGCGCACAAGGTTTTGCCGCAGCCGGGGGGGCCGCAAAACAACAGCTTGGAGCGGACCGGCAACCCCTTCCTCCGAATCTCGTCCGAACGACGAAACTCCTTTAGCAGGCCGAGGAACACTCGAATGTTGGCAGGGGGGAGAGCAATATCCGTGTGAGTATGGACCGGCTCAATCTTCTCAACAAATTCGCCGGCCGCATCAGGGAATGGGATCAACGGCGCCAGCACTTTGGGCGCCTTCGTTTCCTTGGTGGCAGCAGACGCGTTGTCCAATGTGCGGCGCAGGGAGCGCGCAAGCACACGGTTGTTCTTCTGCTCTTCCTCAAGAATGATCTGCTCAGCGACGGCGCGGAACTCGTCGTCCTGCCCGTAACTCGCGAGCAACTTTTTCATCAGTTCGCCGCGTGCCATTCCAGATCCCCAATACCATTTGTTCCAATCTTAGATTATACGCGACCGCCATGGTCGGCTAGGGTTGGCTCGATGCGATCACAAGTGGTCCCCGCGAGTGAAGAGGCAGCCCTGGCGGACAGGGCCCATCTGAAGCGCTACTGCCCGTACGCACGACACCTCGACCGAATGGCTCACCGACGGTCTTCATTACCCTCCTTTCCTATCCGCTTCGGACAATCGGCCCCACCATCCATGGCAGTTTCATTCCGCGAAGCTGTCATGAAGTCCATCGAACTACCCTGCCCTTCCCGACTCTCAGCCGACGAGCGCGCCGCCGAGATCACAACCATCCTGGCTTCAGCCATCGTCCGCACGCTCGCCGCACCATCCGCAGCGGAGAGTGTGGTTGGACTTGGCTTTGTGCCCGACCAGCGCGTACATGCAACTCCCTATCAACGAGAGACGTTGTGATGAACGCCAACCCAACCTCCGTCGCCGCCCGCATCGCCGAACTGGGCCGCACCCCCATGCCCGAGCTCTGGAAGTTGTGGGACCGGTATTTCGACTACCGTCCAGCCAAGCCGAACCGCGACTTCATTGAATCGCGCATCGCCTACAAGCTGCAGGAGGAAGCCTTCGGCGGGCTGTCGCCTGCCACGCGGGAGCGCCTGGAGCGCATCGGCGCCGCGCACTCGAAGATCCCCAAGCGGGCGCCCTCGCGCGAATTGCACTTCGTCCCCGGCACGGTCATCTCGCGCGAATGGGGCGGGCGCGAGCACAAGGCGGTCGTCACAGCCGAGGGCGGTTTCGAATACGAGGGCAAGCCCTTCAAGAGCCTGACCGCCCTGGCGCGGCACATTACCGGCACGCACTGGTCTGGCCCGCTGTTCTTTGGCCTGACCAAGGGAGGCGCACGATGACCGGCGCCGCACAGATCGCCTCCACCAAGCCGCGCAAACGCTGCGCGGTGTACTGCCGCGTCTCCACCGACGAGCGGCTGGACCAGGAATTCAACTCCATCGATGCGCAGAAGGAGGCAGGTCACGCCTATATCGCCAGCCAGCGCTCCGAAGGCTGGATCTCGGTGGCCGACGACTATGACGATCCTGGCTTCTCCGGCGGCAACACTGACCGGCCCAGCCTGCGACGCCTGTTGGCGGACATTGAGCGCGGACGCATCGACATCGTCGTGGTCTACAAGATCGACCGATTGACCCGCAGCCTGGCCGATTTCTCCAAGATGGTCGAGGTGTTCGAGCGCCACGACGTGTCGTTCGTGTCAGTGACCCAGCAGTTCAACACCACCACGTCGATGGGTCGGCTGATGCTAAACGTGCTGCTGTCGTTCGCCCAGTTCGAGCGCGAGGTCACCGGCGAGCGGATCCGAGACAAGATCGCGGCGGCCAAACGGAAGGGGTTGTGGATGGGCGGCGTGCCGCCCCTAGGCTACGACGTACGTGATCGCCAACTGGCCGTCAACGAAGCCGAGGCAGTGGTGGTGCGTCGCATCTTCGAGGAGATGCTGACCATCGGGTCGCCCACGCAGATCGCTGCGCGCCTGACCGCCGAAGGCATCACCACCAAGGCGTGGACCACGCAGGATGGCCGCGCCCGCTACGGGGCCAGCATCGACAAGAAGTACCTGTCCAAATTGCTGCGCAACCGCATCTACCTGGGTGAACTGTCGCACAAGGGAAGCTGGTATCCGGGCACACATCCGGCCATCATCGATGCCGAGTTGTGGCAGCGGGTCCATACCGTACTGGCCAAGGACAGTCACGCCCGTTCGACCCACACCAAGGTGCTGTCGCGCACCGACGCGCTGCTGCGCGGGCTGCTGTACACGCCGTCTGGCGAGCGGATGTACCCGACCTACTCGCGCAAGAACGGCCGGCAGTACCGCTACTACGTGTCGAAGTCGGAGAGCCGCTTCGGGGCGCCAGGCAAACGCTACGAGCGGCTGCCGGCGCCGGAGATCGAGGGGACCGTGGTCGCGCAGATCCGCACCGTGCTGACCAGTCCGGAGGCGGTGGCAGCGGTAGTGCAGCACATCCAGCGCAACGGTGCCCAGGTCGATGAAGCGTCAACGGTGATGGCGATGCGCCGGCTCGATGACGTGTGGGAGCGGCTCTTCCCCGCCGAGCGGCACCGCATCGCCAACCTGATGATCGAGCGCGTCGACCTCGTGAACGACGGGGAACACCAGGGGATCAAAGTGAAATGGCGGGAGGTCGGGTGGGACGCGCTGATCGGGGAGTTCGTGCCCGGCAAGATCGGGGCGGAGATGCTGGAGGTGGAGGCATGACCGGCGGCGCACTGGAGACCTTCGTGCCGGTGGCGTTCCGCCGCCGGGGCGCGCGGCGGGTGGTTGCCGATGAGCGTGCCACCCACGACACGACCTTGCTGCAGGCGCTGGCGAGGGGGTTCTACTGGCAAAGGCTGGTGGACACCGGCGCGATGAAGAGCGGCGCGGCCATTGCGCACGCAGAAGGGCTCCACCCCACGGCCGTCAACGAACTGATGCGGCTGACCTTGCTGGCGCCGGACATCGTTGCGCGGCTGCTGGCAGGCCGGCAACCGCGGAGCATGACGCTGTGGTGGTTCCAACACAACCCGCTGCCGGTGGATTGGAATGCGCAGCGCCAACTCGTGGCGCGTTTCGAGGAGGGGGCATGAGCCGGAATCATCGCGGCCGGATTCTGGGGGAGCCTGTCACCCGATCGCTGCCGGCGCCGGCCGGCGGCGTCCAGTTGGAGACGTTCGTGCCGTGGACGCTGGTCAAGCGCGGGTCGAAGAAGCAGGTCATCACGCCGCTGGATGCCCCGCAGGAATTCGCCATCGAGGCTCGGCGGGAGAAGCGGGTTCGGGATGCAACGCAGGACACGCCCCTGCTGCGCGCGCTCGGCCTTGCGCACTACTGGCAGCGGCTGCTTGACGAGCAGCGCTTCGCTTCTGTGGCCGAGATTGCTGAGGCCGAAGGCATCGACGTTTCGCGGGCGTACCGGCTGTTGCGCCTGACGCTGTTGGCACCAACAGTCATTGAACGACTGATCGCCTCGTCCGGAGCAGTATTGGAGCAGGTGATGAGGCGCTCGGTGCCCCGCACATGGGATACGGAGACATTCTTTCAACGTGATAAGTTGTAGCGGGTGCCGCCGAAGGCGACGTCCACGTTGCCCTTAATGACGTTGAGACCGAATGTCTCGGGCAACCAGCCAACGTATTTGCTTGGCAAGAAGGAGACGTCTTTTTTCACGTACCGCTCGCCTCCGCCGAGGTTCTCTACGGTACGGGTATCAGTGAGCGCCCCTTTCGGCCCGCACAGATATCCAACCTTAACGCCCCTACTAGCGAGATGCTCGAGTAACGCTTGCAAGTAGTGCCCTTTGCCGACATCACAGGCCTGGATCTTGAGGACGCCGACCTCCTCTAGACCAGCATCGTGCAACTTCGCCGCCAGTTCGGCAGCGGTCAAGTCTTCTACATAGCTGTCGTTACCATGGGCGTGAATATCGAGCCGACTTTCTAGTGTCAAGCGCTGCAGCGGCCGCTTCGCCAAAGCCCGGGCGGTGCTTTGAGCGCTGGTCAGGTCCATTGAGAACCTATTGCTCGATGGAATGTTGCGGTCGGCGGCTTGGACGCGAGCGCCTCGCTTGACGATCGAGTCGCTTTCCGAGGAAAGCTGAAATCGATCCGCCGGCTCCCACTTGTTGAATTTCAAGGGCTTTCCCGACGAGGCCAACTCGTTCGCAAGCCGGCTTTTGAATCGGCCGTTTCCGGCTTCTGTGCCACTGGAAGATCCTCCCTCTGTAAGATCGGAAGGTCGCCCCGGGCGGTGCGATGACGGCATCATCTTTCTCTGCTGCTTGATGCGCGTAGCAAACTTCAGACGTGGCAGTACATCAAGCATCGTTGGTCGTTGGCGTGGGCGCTGCACATCGACCAAACCGCCGGTATCACCACCGATATCAAGTCCGGCGCCATCACGTCTCGATGACCCAGCAACACCCTTGACGCTGAAATCATGGCCAACATTGTTGGATTGGTTGCCGACTTTCATGGGGCGGGTCAGTCCGTGGCGAATTCCGGGTACGGGTCGGCAACGGCGAAAGTTTTGGGAGGAAGCACCCTACCCTTACGTATCGGCGCTGGCAGATCCGAATGCGAAGCTTTCACAGCTAACACGAACACCATCCCGAGATGGGGCGGTGATGCTTTTGGGTCGCGCTGAATGTCGGCGCCTTATGCTGCTGATGCGCGCGCTTGGCCCTTGCGCACTACTGGCAGCGCCTCGCTTCTGTGGAGGAGATTGCCGAGGCTGAAGGCATCGACGTTTCGCGAGTGTACCTACTGTTGCGGCTGACTTTGTTCGGTGAAAGATATCTGTGAACGGTAACGGATGCTCGAAGTGGGAGTTTCGGGGGCGCATGTGGAGAGCGTGATTTTAGCTGCCCACCCAAATCAACCGCCCACAACACCTGATAACACGTAGCGGTAGCGGACGGCACACGAATTCCCTCACGAATGCCTGATCACCGACTTACCGTTGGGCATTGAGTTTAGGGCCAGGAAATGTTTTTCCGGCGTGCCACCGACTCAATTCAGATATCGCATTTGTCATGGAAAAAATGATCACAAGAAAACCAGCCATTACGGCGAGCGCTGCATGCTCATCGGCGGATAGGTAGAAAAGACTGGCGCAATAAAAGATGGTTGGCGGCATGATGAAAATAGAAAGAAGAAAAATTCTCACCAAGGCTGGAAAGTACGGGATCAGGGTTTTGAAATAATACCCCGCCCAACTTTTTTTGCGCAATGGAGGAAGCGTCGCGTTCATGTAAACGTTGATCACGTGCGGGTACAGATCGGAAATTTTTGCGGCAACCCCGATAAGTATTGTCTCCCGGTATCGCGTATTGAATAGACTCCCAAGCCAAAGTATCAAAATTGGGAAAAGCACTATCTGCATGACCTGTGTCAGAGTATAGATGCTAATCATTAATTTAGTTCCAAAGAGCGAGATGGTTGCCTTCTCTGGGAGCTCAATACCATAGGATCTAACGGGGCGCTTGCTGCTCTGCTCGCGAATATTGTTGGCGTCGGCTCTCAGCTTCGATGCAAATTCCTCTGGAGGAAGCGCAGCATTTGTATCCTGGTGACCAATCTCATACTTACACGGGTACGGGGATCCTTTAATTATCATCATCGAGGTCTCGCTTACATACTCGTTCGCAAAAGTAAGCTTTCCGATCTTTTCTCGCTTCTCCCACAGCTTCTGAAGATCATTTTTACTTTTCTCAACAATATTGGCTGCGACATCACGGCATTGCGCCTCCGTCTTATCCTTAGCAAAATCCGATGCAATTGCGACGAACGCGACCAGAATGCACGCGAGAGAAATCGGTGCCGAAAGGACCAATAGCCGTTCATACCTAAGTCCGAACTTCTGCAAACTCATATCTATCTTCGCGTTAGGCAAAGCGGCATTATCGCACTCGGACTAACGATCGTCCGGCTCGCGCTGACCGCACAAACGCTTGCTTCGGCGATGGCATGAGACGCATCAGCCGCTTTCAAAGTGCGCTCATTGACCCGGCGACTGCGACCGCTGATACTGTATGTATATACAGTGGCAGATCATGGCACCACAAGCGTCCTCTTCCCTGCCTCGGCGAAGCAAGCTCTCCTCTGGAACTCTGCGCGAGATTTGGCAGCGCAATCCCAGCCCGGAGGTGCGTGACCTTCTGTGGGAGATCCATCGGTTGCAAGACATCGCGCGCCAAGCGCAAGCCGTTTCTACGGTCGCGCGCATGTGGGGCGTCGACAGACCGTTCTTGGCGCGGCTCAACGCACTCGACTCGGCACTGTTTGCTGAACCGTGCTTGTGGGAGCGGCCAGTTGATTGGTCGACCGACGAAGAGCAAACACTGAAGCGCTTGTCGCGGGGCCGCCGATAGGATCGACCGAGGAGTCCTGTCATGACGTTCCCGCTACGGCAGCGTGTCGACTCAGGGAGGCGTGCGCTGGTTAAGCCGACTTTGAACTCTGTGGAGAGTTTGCTGCTGCCACAGGAACTAAGCTCTCTTGGACCCATGCTTCGTGTACTTGAGAAATGTCGTCGCTACCAATGGCACAGAATTGAACGTCGCGCGCTTGCTCCGCGGATAGATGGCCCACCCGGATAATGTCATTTGCGACGATTAAGGCTGCGACCTCTGCCACCTTCAGTTCGTAGAACTGCCCCAGGCAAATCCAAGTGCATTTTGGAAGGCAGCAAGACCCTCTGGGTAAATAAAAAGCCGGAAAGCGATTCCCGGCCTGACAACCAAAATCGTTTCGATATCGGCTGCCTTTTGAAGTCGTTTTAACGACTACTAATCTTTCGTTTTGGCCCCCAAGCACCACAAGATATTTCTCTGCGATCGCGCCGTCTTCAAAGCGAAAATTCTTGTGGAGTAGAATGGAGCCGCAAGGAACCATTTACCTGCTCCGCAAAGCCTCGACTACTTCACGGTGCTCCGCCGCCACCTTCTTCATGGCCCCAGCTTCCTGTGCTCGTACTGCAAGCTCGTATGGAATTACTGCGCTGTCGCGCTTCTGCACGTTATACACTTGGTGCCACGGAAGATTTTCCAAGTGAGTGGCCTCGACCATTTCCGCTGCGTCAGCAGTCCTAAATTCTGCAGCGAGCCGCGCGAGTAGCCGCAACTCGCGCTTTGAGAAATGCGATGCGTCGAACTCTCCAACAGGCGTAACGGAGAGCATCGGTTTCCCTCCTCGCACTGTACGTTGCCCGAAGTGGATTTTCTCTGCCCAGTCGGGCTGCGGATTGTCTAGTTCGCGGAAAAGGTCAGTCGGTACAGGGCCCATCTTCCACGCGGAGTAGTCTAACCCTGTGACAGATCTGCCCGTGTCTCGGTAGTGCTCGAAGTCGAGGAAGTATAGAAGCTTGAATAGCTTGATCTTGCCCAGCTTCTCCACGTGTGCCGCGAAAAAGCAGACTGCCTCAATCAGTTTTTGCCGCTCATGGCTTACAAGCATGGGGCTCCTTGATTGAAGTTTGTGGACACAAGCGCACTTGCTGTGCGTCCAGCAGGTTCTTTAGCCACCATATAGCAAAGCAGTACCGTCCACAATCCTCGGAGCGAAAAAGGTCTCTACGCTGTCGCATTTGATGCAAACCTGCTTTGCAGGATCACACGGTTGCTTCTGCCCGTTCCCGCCATAGCTCGGCACAACGCTGAACAAGTGGAGCGCAAGATCCCCTCCTGAACCGGCCACGTCAGGAAGGTCTAGTCAACGATGCAATACGATTTGAAGCATTGACTCAATCTATTCTTTGCCAAAACAGCCTTCTCTTCAATTTCCCTGGCAGCCTCGTGTGCTTGTTGGAAACAAGATGTTTTGTAATCTACCTTTTTTCCAGCGGCCGTGAGGTAGAGGACGTTCCCGAAGTTCCCCAAAAATATGCTCATCTGACCATTTATTTTTCCGCAGACTTCCGAGGCTTCAGGGACGTAAAAATCAACAATCATTCTTAGCTCATCAGCCTTTTCACACAGGGTCATGTATTTTTCGTTGAAGTCATCCACCGACATCGATGCTGTCCACATAATATTGAGTCCGGTTACGGAGAACTCTCTCGCAATGTGGCTGAGCAGTTTGTGAGCGATGGCTAGTTGAGCCGCCGCCGTCTCATTGGACTTGGTCTGCAAGTCGTTCCTCGCCTTCTCTCGCGCAAGTGCGAGTTGGAATTGGTTGTTGACCTTCTGATTGGTTATTTGGGTGCGGCTCGTGATTGAGACCCCAAGAAGGGCAGAGATGGCTCCGGCCAGACCAACAAATGCAGTCAAATAGAGGGATTCCAT